CCCCTAATCGTTTAGTAGAGGGGATACTATTAGATGATAGGGCTTTACCTATCCAAGTAATAAACCTATCCATATCACCCTCCAAGCACTTTCTTACAAGCTGTGAGATAAGCCTTTCTATCAGCTAACCCATTAGTGCCACCGTTGATAGCTTTTGTTATGTCTAAAAAGGCTTGCTCTGTATTCTTGTCGGCATCATCATTTAGCTTACGTTTATTCCAGTACCAACAACCTACCATTACAGCGTAGTGCAACTCTTCTAATAACTCAGGATGACGTAAGCAATCAATATTGGTTTCTAACGAGAACTGATAGTAGTTTGACTTGAATGTCAAATGACACAAGCCTCTCCCTCTATATCTAAACCCATCACCTGATTGTTCATCACCATTTCCAAACCTGTTAGCATAAACACGATTAGCAATTTCTTGAGGCTTACCTGCATACGCTACGGCTACAAGTTTAGACTTAAAGTATTTGGGAAATACAGCCAACAATCTTTCAGGGGATGTGTAGTTAGTGTTCTCAATAAACTTGGTAAACCCTTGAGTCTCACAAGCGTATTGGGTTAGGAAGTGTGCTATGCGCAATGGTGTTGTAATGTTATACTTAGGTAGCAATGTATTCAAAGCTACAACTAACTCTTTAGTGTCTTTGCATTTTGGCGCAATCTGTTTTAATTGTAGCTCTGTAATCATAAACACCCCTTAATTATAATACGGTGATACTTACAGTGTTTGTATCAACATACGAAACAGTGCCAACACCATTATTGTCAACACTGACAGACCTAACAGTTATCGTGAGGGTGGTTGTACTTGCTGTTTTACATCTAGCAATCTTGTATACGATTGTACTACCACCAAAACCGCCAGTAGTTGATGTGTCAATAACATCTACAGAGACGCAGGGGGTTGAAGGAAGTGTATTGCTAAATGTTACAGTGTACTGCCCTGTTGAGTTTCTAACGACAGTAGCTACATTATAGCTACTATTTATTGTTGCTGTGCTTGCATCGGCTGTAAAAACAACAAAAGCTTTAGGGGTGAATGTAGCTGCTTTTATGAGGGCTGCGTCAGGAAACTTATCAGTTGTTCCATTGTTTGTCTCAGCTTGTGTAGCCTTCTCAACCATCCCACTAACTGTATCTGTTGCCTGTCCAGTCTTAGCATCAAACTGTGTTTTATTAACAGCACTATTACCTGTTGTAGCTGTAGCAACAGCAAACTCTTGTGCAGCATTACCTGCTGTCGGTGCTTTAGTATCTAGCTGACTTTTATTAACAGCTTCATACCCTGTTGTGCCATTTGCTACCAAGAATAGTTGGCTATTACTCCCACCTAACAAAGCTTTTAACGCCAAGGCATCATTAACTTGTGTAGTGGAATAAACATCTAAGTTTGTACGTGCTGTAGCGGCATTAGACAATGAAGCTAACGTGCCATAGTTTGTAATGTGGGTTGTGAGGTTAGATTGTACTGTAGCAGCACTACCATAATTATCAAACGCTAATGCCCAATAAGCGGCCTCAGTTGCAGGGTCTTTGTTTGTTCCTACTTGCAAAGCTTTATAAATTAGACCATTACGCTGAACATACGACTTGTAGTTTGCATGGTACTGATACTCAACCAAAGAATCCCATTCAGGAACACCCATTTGAAACGTATATGCAATACTTGTGTCTTGTCTGTTTTGAAGCCAATTCATATATTCATAGTTAGGCTTCTCAACGATATGCCCTGTCTGAATCTTTCCGCTACTTGGTGCTACAGAGCCACCACCAGCAGCACTAGCCCATTGGTAGGTTAGGTCTGGTTTTACTATTTTAGACATTTATAACTCCTAACTTAGAACGGTGATGTTGGTGGCGTGAAATTGGCTGTATAAACTGCAATGTCACTAATTCTTAAATCGTTGAGATAGCCAGTCATGTAACCAGAAATATCAATCCCAATATTTAAAAAATTATTAACTGATGGCCAAGAAGGATGAGTCACTGTAGCCCCTGTTTTAACTCCGTCAACATACTCTTTAATGTTTGTACCATCAAATACTAATGCAACGTGCGCCCATTGATTTAGCGGGATAACAGCATTAAGAAATGTCCAATTATTAAGAGAATCGTTACCAATAAGTGACCTTAGTTGCCCAACTAAAAACGGAGAGTACACTCCAGAGTTTCGTGTAGATAAGATAGTGTCGCCTGTATATCCTGTTCCATACACCCAAAATTCAACAGTAAACACTTTTTTTGCGCTAAAATTTAATGTGGGAGTGGAATCTATCCTTACATAGCTTCCTGAGTTAAGCTTTAAAGCCCCAGCACCAAACCTGCTTTGTACTGTAGAGATTGAGGGAGTACCTAGAACTGTTATCGCATGACCGTTTGCAACATCAGTAAAGCCGCTTGTCATTGTAAATGGCATTAAAATTCTAGTAGATGCAGGAATAGACGGCATCACTTGGTAGGGGTTAATTACCATCATGTTCGTGTACCAATCAACACTACTTTCAACCCTTTAGCTGTTCCGTCTCCAACTTGGTCGATGTCTATTGTAATCTCAGCATCATCAGCTAAAGCTGTATCACTAATAACTGGTGAAGTGGCTGCCGTGGTAGACGTTTTTTCAGTGTTATCAATTGTAAGCTTAGTGCTAAGAATTGTTGTACCGCCATCGTTAATGTCAACGGTGAAAATACTACCACTTGTTTGTGCAGTTGACAGTGAAGCCCTTACAGCACTGACAGTGAAAGCATAAGGCATACGAAACGTCACCTTAGCTGTACCCGTTGTTAATGCTGTTGTCTCATCACTAGCTGCCAATATAATCGACTCACCGCCGTTGCTGAATGTCTTAATTGCACTAAGCAGTGCTTTAACATTGCCGCCGCTTTGAACTAACTCTACATATTCTGTACCTGTCAGTGTGCCGTTTGCGCCTAAATCGCTAATTTTCTTGTCTGTCATATCATCCCTCTAATAGTCTGTAGCTGCCATCTTCTAATAGTCTTGTGCTGCTGTCCTCTAATAACCTCAAACCACTTCCGCCCAAGTATTCAATCTCATAGCTGACACAAATAGGTAAAGGAATGATGCTGCCAATACTACTCAAACCCCTCAAGAAATACTCTTGTAGTGTTGTTAGCGTAGCGTAGTGGATAATCTTTAAGTGTGCGTTCCCCATTTCTACTATGCTGCTATCTGTTCTACTAACAATGTAATTAACAGCATCAATAACGCCTTGAGGGGTTGTATTTGAAATGTTAGCTACAATCCTAGCTTTAATAATAAAACGGTAAGTATCATCATCTACCTCAAATGAAGCACCCTCGCTATCAGAGATTGACTTCCAAGTTCCACCTAAAGCTGCATCGTATAAACTACCAAATGTTTGTGCCTCAGAAGCACCATCAAAACCAAAGAAAGGGAACAACGAGAAGTCAACTAACACTCTTGGTTGACCGACAATAGCTCCAATCATATCTAGTTGACTACCTACCGCAGTCTCTAAACTTCTAAGTCCAATTAAGTCTTGAAGCATATCTTGTATTTCAGTGATTTCTGTGATAAAGATATTGATATGGGCATCGAAGATTGGCTTGTTCTTAAACTGTTGTGTGTATCTACTTCTTGCTTGTGTGAGGTAATCTACTTCTGTTATACTGCCCATGAAGCCTCCTTACACAAACAATACTAAGATATTAGAAGCTGATATGTTGACAATCTCGTTATAATCAACAGATATGTTGCTTGTACCAACAGGTGATGCACTTGTACCGATAGTCATTCCACTAACGTAGAAACCACCTGTTGCGCTATTGATTGGTGTGTACAATCTGCTGTACAAAACATCTTCACCGATGCCAAGCGTACTTAAATAATCTACTAGGGCTGTACGGATTAAATCTTCACCGTCAGTAGGAAATGTGCTGTCAACAGCGATAGTTAATGAAATGTAAATTGGTAGGTCTGTTGGCCTATCAAATGATATATCATGTAATATGCCTTGACTATCTGCCACACCTGTTGTCACTGTACCGTAGCTTAAAATACCTGCTGGTTTGTTATTCCAAATAGCTTGTGCAATCTCACTAGAGATACCGCCCAACACAATTGGGTAGAAGCTGTGGGCAGGGACAGGAGGTGACACGAAAGCTGTGTCTGTTTCATTCTCGTAAATAACAATCTGTTTAACACCATCAAGCTTTAACACAGAAGCGTAAATAGCTTCGTACGTATTGCTACCATCTTGGAATTTAGCTTGTAAGAAGCGTAATCTTAGTTCGGCATCAGTCTCTACCACTTTACCTGCAATTGCCGCAAACGGGTTAGTAACAGTATCCCAACCAACTAAAGGGGATTGAATAGTTTCAACAGTGTTGACATCTTGTAGATTAACACCTGTCTCTGTACAAGTAGCTAATGTCTGTTTCTTAGCTTTATTAATTGTAAATTGTGATGCAACAAAGTCACAAGCATAGTCTTGATTTGTCACTTGAACAAGCAAATCAGCCCCGACCAATGTTGCTTCAATATAAGTGGAGTGTGAGGCATTAATAACGCCCATCAATCCGTTGACAATACTAGAAGTAGTAGCACTAACGCCGCTAGTGTAAGTAACAGTAACGGGATTAAGATTGCTGCCAAGAACCTTATAGGTGAAAGAGTAAACCGTACTGTTGGCCACAACCGTAGGTGTGATTTGGATAGCTGTTGCACCTGTTTCATTTAGAACCACCGCCTCCTGAAATTCAAACACCTTGTTTGTGTTGGCACTACGAACATAGCTGCCGTCAGGAATTGTTACTCCATAAGTGCCGTAGCTTACTAACAATGCTTGTGAAGCTGTAGCTGTATTACGAATAACACCGCCCAATGCACACAACTCCTCTAATGAAACACCTGTAGCTTGATTAATATCAAACGAGCTATACACTTGCTGGCTCACCTCCCAAAGTTCTGCTAAGGGTTCAGCTACAATCTTAATCCATCTTCCTAATACACTATTGTCTGTTGTATCTAAAACATCACCACTTGTTAAGAAACCACTAAACTCTGTGTTAGCACTTGCTTTAAGAGAGGAAATAATATCTGTTAATCGTTTAACACTAAAACCTGTCGTGCTTAATCCTGCCATATCCCTCTCCTTGTTTTATACACCAATTGAAGCAGTTAGAGTGGAATAGAAACCGTCAATGGTTCTCACTGTAAACTGAATTGTAATCTTTCTTGTTGTCTTATCAACTACGCTACTGTAAGCTGTAATTTGCAACACTTCTTGTTCTTTTAATATCTCAGCTTGAATGATTGCATCAACAGCAGCTTTAGACCTGTTCTTACCAGCTATTTGTCCGAAGTAGTCAATACCAATAGTGCCATCTAAGAACCACTCACCTTTGAATGTTTGCAACCTAATCTTTAGTCTTTGAGCTAGGTTTTCAGATGTTGTTGTAGTGAATGTCGGTGTCGTAATTGTGTTTGTTGTTGAGAGTAGGACATCCCCTGTCTCATCGTTTAGCTTGATGTCCATTGCTAATTATAGCCCTCTCTTATGGTGTTGGAAGTGTTATTGAACACTCTTGAAACTCAGATGCCTTCTTGTTAATTGCTGCTATAAGGTCTGCGATAGCAACTGCTCTAGCTGCAATCTGTGTTGGATAGGTGATAGCAGGCTTGGCTAACGGGGTTATTAGGTTATCAATCAAACCTTTTATCCAATCTATAACAGCATCTGGGGATGTTGGGGCTGTTAGTAAGGCAACCAATGGAAATACCTTATCAAACTGTGCTGTAATTGCTGCTGTCTCCGCATTCAAAGATGCAATTATCTCTGCGCCAACTTGTTGTAGTTGTTCGCAAGAGTTAACGCTTTCAATGCGTTTAGTCATACTCTCGTATTGAGAAGTGTTTATAATACCGCTACCTTGAGGATTCATTTTGCCACTCCATCTCTAGACACCTAAAATATATTTGT